GTTCTACACCAATGTTAGTAGGTAATATTTTCAACGGCTTCATCTCTGAACTTCGCGTTTGGGGCACAGACATTGGCGAAAGTGGTATCGCAGAGGTAACGTCATGATCTACCTCAACCCAAACGACTACTCCATTGTAGACAGCGAGTTTTCAATTATATTTAACATTTCTTTTTACAATAGGACTCTTAAATGATTTTCTTAGACGAAGCAACGAACGAAATCTTTCACGAACAGGACAGTGATCAGTCCCTAATTCCTTTGTACATTTCACACTCAGGTGGATACACTCGAGCAATGGTTCGCGCTGACAGTAAAGAAACATTTCGTCAAAATGCTATTGCGGTTGGATTACTCATTGAGTATGAAGACGAGGATGGTATCATCAATTATCGTGCTGGGCCAAATGTGACAATTACAGAAGAGCAACCGGATCCTAAAGATAACAGAACAGCACCTCATCCAAGAATTGTTTTGCAACAGGGTGTTTATGACGAAGACGGTAATGTAATTAGTGAACCTGTGTTTGATCCTCGTTATCACGCAAACATTGTTATTGGGCCAAATGCAACTGGAGATTGGCGTCAGTGGGCAAAATATTGGACACAAAACGGCATTGAGTCAACACAAATCAATGCTAACGAAACAGCAATTGTTGTAAATGGTGTTGAATTGATTGATCCAGCTTCGATTAGGACACCCGCTAACATCGTATAAATATATACAAATTACAACTAATCGAGAATCGATATGGCCCAACCAAACAGCAGAAAAACCTTAAAAGAATACTGTTTACGTAAGCTTGGTGCGCCTGTCATCCAGATTAATGTTGACTATGATCAGATTGAAGATTGCATTGACGATGCAATTCAGATGTTTGAAAATTTTCATATGGATGGCACAAAAAGAATTTATCTGAAACATTTAGTCACCGCGACTGATGTCACTAATAAGTACATTCCTGTTCCAGAACAAGTAATTTATGTCAAGCAGCTGCTGCCATTCAACACATCAGCTCTTGGCGTTGGATCTGGCTTATTTGATGCTAAATATCAAATACATATGAATGACATATACAATCTCAACGGATTTGTGGGGTCGTTGTCATACTACAAGCAGATTGGGCAGTATCTTGAAACTCTGGATATGGTGTTGACTGGCGTTCCACAAATCTCCTTTCAACGCTATGAAAACAGAATCTATATTCACGGCGAGTGGTGGGACAATGAAATCAAAGAAGGCGATTATCTTGTCGCTGAAGTCTATCAAACAGTAGACGTTGCGGGAATATATAACAACGCATTCCTTAAAGAATATACGACTGCTCTGATTAAAGAAATCTGGGGCAGAAATCTCAGTAAGTTTGAAGGCGTGCAGCTTCCTGGTGGTGTCACTCTCAACGGTCGTGAAATTCTTTCAGAAGCAAGAGAAGACCTCGAACGAATCAAAGAACAAATGAGACTCGGATCTGAAATGCCAGTGGATTTCTTTATCGGTTAGAATCATGGCAACAAACCCATACTTCAAATATGACACAACATCAGAGCAAAATCTTTATGAAGACCTAATTATTGAGTCTCTTCAATTTTATGGCCAAGATTTGTACTACCTTCCAAGGGAAATAGTCAACGAAGATAAGATCTTTGGTGATGATATTCCTTCGAAATTTTCGTCAGCATATAAGATCGAAATGTACATTGAGAATGTTGAAGGGTTTGGTGGAGAAGGTGATTTATTTTCCAGATTCGGTATTGAAGTTCGTGATCAGGCGACATTTGTCGTTTCACGTAGAAGGTGGGAACAGTCGGTAGCTTCATATGATAATCAAATTACGTCAGACCGTCCAAGAGAAGGTGATTTGATTTATCTTCCTCTATCAAAATCTTTATTTCAGGTTATGCATGTTGAACGAGAAGATCCTTTCTACCAAATCAGTCAGTTACCAACATTCAAGCTGAAATGTGAGCTGTTTGAATACAGCGATGAAAGAATCGATACCAACATTGAAGAAATCGACGCTATTGAAACTCTTGGCTATGAAGTCGTCCTTTCATTCGACTCCGATTCAGACGCGGCTAATGTGTTCCAAAAAGGATCGACTATTCTTCAGACTCTTTCTGACGGAACCGTGATTAGCGCTGAGATTACAAACTACAACAGATCAACGCAAAAACTGTATGCGGCTCATGTTGGATCGACAGACGGTAAATTCCATCTGTTCACACAAGGATCTGTGGTTACTGACTCTGATACGTCAGCAACAAAAATTATACGAGCGGTCAATCAAGATCTTGGTGATCACGGCTATATGAATGACAATTTCGATTCAGATGTTAATTGGTTAGTGTTCGATGAAAACAATCCGTTTGGGAGCCCTGAATAATGTTTGGTAATTGGTTCTATCATGAACGGATTCGTAAAGCGGTCGGAACATTTGGATCGTTGTTTAACGACATTTACATCCTCCGCAAGACTAAGGGTGGTGAATCAATTAGCCAGGTTAAGGTTCCGTTGTCATATGCACCAAAAAGAAAGTTTCTTGAACGGCTAAAAGAAGGCGATCAAAACGTCTTAAATGACGACCAGGTTGTTGCTCTTCGTTTACCAAGAATGTCATTCGAAATCATTCAACTGTCATTTGATCCGACAAGAATGGTTCCTAAAACCAATTACTGTCGTGTGACAAATAACGATGGAACTGCTAAAGTATATGCTAAGACTCCGTATAACATTTCATTCAGTTTGAGTGTGTATGCTAAGACACAAGATGATGCTATACAAGTGGTTGAACAAATCCTACCGTATTTTAAACCTTCGTATACTTTGACTATGAATCCTCTTCCAGATTATCCAACAATCAAAGATGATGTTCCTTTAACGCTAACTGCAATATCTTTTTCAGATAATTTTGAAGGAGCGATGGAAGAAAGAAGAGCAATCATTTGGACGCTCGACTTTGATATGAAGATTGATTTTTACGGTCCGATTAGCACTGGTAAGGTGATCAAGCAGGCTGATGTCAGTTTCTTCCTTGATGATTCTGATTCTGGCTTTACTAAATACTCGACAATATCCGTTGCCGTTAACCCCAAATCAGCTTCGCAGGATTCTGATTATACTATTACTGAAACAATATCATTTGCGAGAGACAGTGATGGATGACTCAGATCATATTCAAAGCGATTATCATAAATCAAAACAGACGCTTTACGGATTATTAGAAGACGGGCAGGAAGCTCTTAGTCTTGCTATGGAAATTGCTCGTGAGTCCGAGCATCCGAGATCAATTGAAGTTCTTTCTGGTCTGATGAAAAATATTGCGGACATCAATGACAAAATCATGGCATTGAATAAGACAAATCGAGAGTTGAGAAGTAAAGAAAAACCGAAAGAAATCGAAGGTGGTGTAACAAACAATATCCTGCTTTCTGGATCTACTTCCGATATTCAGCGTATGCTTGCAAATCAAATGAAGACGATCAATCAAGAAGATAGTAATGACTGAGATTAAAGAATCCTATCTCAGTAATCCTTTAATCAAAAAAGACGGCATTACACATAGTTGGACTCAACAAGAACTGATTGAGTACCAAAAGTGTATGACTGACCCTGTTTATTTTGTCAAGAACTACATTAAGATCATCTCTCTTGATGAAGGACTAGTCAAGTTTGACATGTATGAATTTCAGGAGAAAATGATCAATCACTTTGATCGTGAACGTTTCTCTGTTGTACTAGCGCCACGACAGGTCGGTAAATCAATCGTCACTCTTGGTTATATCCTTTGGTATGCATGTTTTCATTCAGAAAAAACGTGCGCTATTCTTGCCAACAAAGGTTCAACAGCAAGAGAGATGCTTAGCAGAATAACGCTAATGCTCGAGAATCTTCCGTTCTTTCTTCAACCGGGCTGTAGGTCACTGAACAAGGGAACAATACAATTCTCGAATAATTCCAAGATCTTTGCTGCCGCAACCTCACCATCAAGCATCAGGGGGCACAGCGTAAATTTGGTCATGCTTGACGAATTTAGCTTCGTCGACAACGCGACAGAATTCTATACATCAACATATCCAGTGATATCTTCAGGTACGTCAACAAAGATGATTGTAACATCGACACCGAACGGAGTAGGAAATATGTTTCATAGAATTTGGGAAGGCGCAACACAAGAGGTAAACGATTTCAAAGCATTTCGTGTCAATTGGTGGGACGTGCCAGGACGAGACGAAGAGTGGAAGAGGCAAACTGTTGCGAACACGTCTGAACTTCAATTCTCGCAAGAGCACGAATGTAATTTCTTAGGTACAGGCAATACTCTAATCGATCCAGAAACATTGATAAATCTTCGGGCAAAGAATCCCATTGAGACTCGCGGCCAGATGAAAGTCTACGAAAAGCCTAAAAACAATCACGAATATGTTGCAATGGTTGATGTTTCTCATGGCGGTGGCGGTGATTATTCTGTAATCAACATTATCGATGTTTCCGACAATCCATTTAAGCAGGTTGCTGTATATCGCAACAACAGAATTCCTCCATTATTATTTCCGACAGAAATTGCTAAATGGGCAAAGGCATATAATGAAGCGATGGTAATCGTCGAATCAAACGATCAGGGTACTGTCGTTGCTAACGGTCTTTACTACGATCTTGAATATCCAAATATGTTTGTTGAGTCCGCTGTGAAAGCAAATGGCATTGGCTTAAATATGACCAAAAAGACGAAACTGGTGGGTTGTTCAGGTTTAAAGCAAATTCTCGAAACATCTAAACTTGAAATTGTTGATGCTGATACAATCGATGAATTATCAACATTTGAAGTAAAAGGAAATTCTTTTGCTGCATCTGACGGAAACCATGACGACATTGTAATGACTTTGGTTTCTTTTGGCCACTTTATATCAACTCAATTCTTTTCTGATATGACTGATATTAATTTACGTGAGTTCCTCTACAAGAAAAGAATGCGTGAAATTGAAGAAGATATTGTTCCATTTGGTCATATAGATAATGGCGTGAACAATTTTCATGAAGCTGTTCAAGTTCCTCGGTCCGGCGGTTGGATGATTGACGAAGACAGGTCATTTTTCTGAAAATATAAATACAATCATGAACAACAAGATTCTTATGATGTTGCCCGTATAATGTCAAAAAGGAAGAACCAATGGCAATATTTACACCTTCGGAATCTCCTGCTGTAACGTTTAAAGAAATCGATCTTACTGGTGTAGTCCGTAACGCTCAATCAACCACTGGTGCCTATGTCGGTAACTTCCGCTGGGGTCCAGTCGAGCAAATCACCGATATTCCTGACGAAGCGGCTCTTGCTTCGACTTTCGGTGCGCCGGATACTTCAACCGCAGTAGACTTTCTTGGCGCAGCGAGTTTCCTCAGATACTCACAAGACCTTCTGGTCGTTCGCGAGATCGATTCAGACGGCGTTAATGCATACGACTCGGATGCGGCTTCTGCTGCGCCGGTAATTAAAAACAGAGACAATTTCGACAATCAAATTGATGCTCTGGACAGCGACGGCCACACGTTTGTCGCTAAATACCCTGGCGAACTTGGTAACTCTCTGAGAGTTTCAATCTGTTCTGCGGATTCAGATGAACCGTTCAATAGCTGGACGTATAGCTCTCGCTTTGATGCTGCGCCAGGTACGTCAACATTTGCTTCAACCAGAAATGCTACTAACGACGAAGTTCATGTGGCTGTGGTTGATATTGATGGCAAGTTTACTGGTACTCCAGGTGAAGTACTTGAAACATTCCCATTCTTGTCTCTTGGTCTTAATGCTAAGAACGATGATGGATCGACCAACTATATCAAGAATGTAATTAACAACTCGTCCAGATACATTTGGCACGTCGGTTTTGACTCCGACTACACAGTTGCTGGTGCTGGAACGAATATCGATTCGGGAGACGATTTCTCTCTGGTTACGCCAGCTTCGAAGAATTATGAAATGAACAGCGGTGTTAATTCAGGAGCTCTTGGCCCGGCAGAATATGCTACTGGCTTTGATCTGTTCGAAGATGTCGATAACGTCGAAGTTGATTTCTTGATTGCACCATCTGTCAACACTAGAACCGACTTGACAACAATTACAAATGATCTGGTGTCAATTGCACAATCGACACGTAGAGACTGTGTCGCTGTTACGTCTCCAGCTCGTAACGACGTTGTTGGTGCGGCTGAGCCAGTGACCAATGCTGTTGCTACTGCAAATACGTTCACCAACAGTTCTTATCTGGTCGTCGATAACAACTATCTGAAAGTGTACGACAAGTACAACGATCAGTATGTTAATATCGCCGCGTCTGCTTCAACAGCTGGTATTATGGCAGCTTCGGATCGCAATACCGCGCCTTGGTTTAGTCCTGCTGGTACTCGCCGTGGTCAATATCTTGGAATCACTTCTTTGGCCTATTCGCCAAACAAGTCTGAGCGTGACATTCTTTATCGCGCTGGCATCAATCCCATTGCGAATATTCCTGGATATGGCGTTCTGCTTTACGGCGATAAGACTAAGCTCGCAAGACCATCTGCTTTCGACAGAATCAACGTTCGTCGTTTGTTCTTGGTCATTGAACGCGCAATTACTCGAGCGGCTAAACAGATTCTGTTTGAGTTCAACGATGAGTTTACTCGTGCTGAGTTCGTTAATATTGTTGAGCCGTTCCTCCGTGAAATTCAGGGTCGCCGTGGTATTACCGACTTCCGTGTTGTCTGCGATGAAACGAATAACACCGCAGCTGTTATCGATCGTAACGAGTTTGTCGCATCGATCTTTATTAAGCCCGCTCGTTCAATCAACTACATCACTCTGAACTTTGTCGCCACTCGTACTGGTGCTGAGTTCGATGAAGTCGTTGGCCTGGTATAAGGAGATAAGACATGCTTTCAGTTGATGACTTCAAAGCAAAACTCAAAGGTGGTGGTGCTAGAGCTAACCTGTTTAAGGTTACTCTGAACTATCCAGCTTTCGTTGTTGGTGACGTTGAACTAACATCGTTCATGGTCAAGGGCGCTTCGATTCCGGCTTCAACGCATGGAGAGGTCGCAGTTCCGTTCCGTGGTCGTACTCTGTATGTTGCTGGCGATCGTACGTTCGACACATGGGGCACAACAATCTACAACGACACGGACTATAATGTCCGTAACTCGTTGGAATCGTGGATGAATGGGATCAACGCTCATACAGAAAACACTGGCTTCTCTTCTCCAGTCGATTACCAAGTCGATCTTCTGGTCGATCAACTGGATCGTGATGAGAATATTCTCAAGCGTTATGTTTTCCGTGGTGCTTTCCCTGTCGCATTATCGGCGATCGATCTTGCGTATGATGCCAACGACGCTGTTCAGGAATTTTCCTGCACATGGCGGTATCAGTATTGGGAAGCTCAGAGACCTGATACGACCACGTAACAAATAAGCGATAATTGAGGGGGCTTTCGAGCCCTCTCTTTCAAAAGGAATTATTATGGCTGAACAAAACAACAGAGTGTTTCGACTTTTTGGATTTGAAATTAATCGTGTCAATAACACTGATCAAGATCCTAAAGTCAAATCAATTGTCCCTCCTGCTGATGAATCTGGTGAGGGGTATCTTACTGCGTCCGGTTCACATTTTGGGCAGTATGTCAATCTCGACGGCATACAAGCTAATAATGTATCAGCATTGGTTCAACAGTATCGCGTGGCCGCATCTGAGCCAGAAGTTGACGATGCAATTGAAAACATTATCACAGAAGCAATTTCCACATCAGAAAATGATAAGTCAGTTGAATTGATTCTTGATGATGTTGATACATCAGAATCAATCAAAAAGAAGATTCTTGAAGAGTTTGATTATATTTACCGCCTTTTGAACTTCAATGAATATGGTTACGACATATTCAAGAGGTGGTATGTCGATGGAAGAATATATCATCACTTGCTTGTTAAAGAAGGGCAAGAAAAACGCGGTATCATTGATATTAGACCAATTGATGCCGCTAAGATGTATAAGCATCGTAGGGTTAAAGAAAAAATAGATCCGAAAACTGGCGCTAAGATTGTTGATGGTGTCGAAGAATATTTTGTCTATCAAGACATGGTCGGTAACATGCAATCGACCGTTAAGTTCACCCCAGATTCAATTAGTTATGTAACGTCAGGCCTTCTCAATGAAGATCGTAAGTATGTTGTTTCGTATCTTCATAAGGCCTTGAAACCAATTAACCAGCTGAGAATGATGGAAGACTCGCTGGTGATTTATCGTCTTGCTCGAGCACCAGAACGACGCATTTTCTATATCGATGTTGGTAACTTACCAAGAGGTAAAGCAGAAGAGTACATGAAGGATATCATGTCTCGGTATCGTAACAAGATTGTTTATGACGCTGAGACTGGTAATCTCAAAGATGATCGTAAGCATATGTCAATGCTTGAGGATTTTTGGTTACCTCGTAGAGAGGGTGGTCGTGGCACTGAAATTTCCACACTCCCTGGGGGAGAAAATCTCGGTCAAATCGACGACATTTTATACTTCCAACGTCGAGTTTATAATGCTCTGAATGTACCGGTCACTCGTATGTCTGCTGAAGAAAATCCATTTCAGTTTGGAAGAACAACTGAAGTGTCTCGCGAAGAGATTCAGTTTCAAAAGTTTATTGACCGTCTTAGGTCTCGGTTTTCTCAACTGTTCCTTGGTATTCTCAAAAAGCATCTTATTCTAAAAAATATCATCACCGAACAAGATTGGAATGACTTTTACCCGTATATGCGAGTTGATTATGCTCGCGACAACTATTTTACAGAGTTGAAAGAGGCTGAAATTCTTCGTGAACGAATGCAAACAATGGAAGTGATGCGTGATTATATCGGTACTTATTTCTCACGAGAGTGGGCAATGCGTAATGTGTTGAGAATGAATGATGAGGATATTAATACAGAAATTAAACGGCTAGAAAAAGAGCAAGAACAGCAGCCAGAACAGCCCGATGAAGAAGAGTGATAACCACAATTTTTTAAATGTATAAATAATAGCAACTATAAGGAAAATGAAATGACTCAACAAATTAACCATTTTATCAGTGACGTTTATAACAAGAACTTTTCGCAAGCTGGCGATAGACTGAACTCAATTATGATGAGTCGAGTTAACGAACGTTTGAATGATGAAAAGGTTCGTCTGGCAAACACGATGTTTCAAAAGGCGGGATCGGATGAAGACGTTTAAGCAGATTTTACAGGAATCTGCTGTCCTGGTAGAAATGAAATACAAGGGTCATGTAATTGACGTGAAGAAATCAACGACAGGCAAAGACTTTTCCGTGTTTGTTGATGGAGACGAAATCGATAGTAATTACAAGACAGAAAAACAAGCAACTCAGGCCGGTAAAGAGTTTATCGACCTGATGAAAGAAGAAGAATGAAACTTATAACAGAATACACCGAAAGCGATATCGAATTCGTTACAGAAGCCGCCAGCAATGGTGTCAAAAAGTATGCTATCGAAGGTGTATTTGCTCAAGCGGATTCGAAGAATCGTAATGGTAGAGTCTATCCCAAAGCGATTATGGAAT